CAAGTGCATCACCATTTGACGAAGAAGATGATGTGCCAGTGGCATCAGCACCAGTTGCTAAACCAGCGGCTACAGGGCAAAATGCACAAGACATTTTGGCTATGATTCGTGCTCGTCAAAACAAATAATTGACACTACACATCACGCAAGGGGAGACACCTCTTGCGTTTCTTTCTATACATAGGTGATATATGGGAAAACCATTTGACGTAAGCAAGTTCCGCAAGGAAATTACAAAAAGCATTGACGGCCTAAGCATTGGCTTCAATGATCCTACAGATTGGATCAGTACAGGCAACTATGCCTTGAACTATTTGATCTCTGGCGACTTCAACCGCGGTATTCCGCTGGGCAAAGTCACTGTGTTTGCTGGTGATTCAGGCGCAGGCAAATCATATATTTGTTCAGGCAATATTGTTAAACACGCACAAGAACAAGGTATCTTTGTGGTGTTGATCGACAGTGAGAACGCACTGGATGAAGACTGGCTCAAAGCATTAGGTGTTGACACTGGCCCAGACAAACTTCTTAAACTGAGTATGGCCATGATTGATGATGTGGCAAAAACAATCTCCACATTCATGAGCGACTACAAAGCACTACCAGACGGCGAACGTCCCAAGGTCATGTTTGTGATTGACTCATTGGGTATGCTGTTGACACCCACAGACGTTAATCAATTTGATGCAGGTGAAATGAAAGGTGACCTGGGTCGTAAACCCAAAGCACTCACAGCACTTGTTCGCAATTGTGTCAACATGTTTGGTAGCTACAATGTAGGCCTGGTTTGTACCAATCACACATATGCAAGCCAGGACATGTTTGATCCAGATGACAAGATCTCCGGCGGCCAGGGCTTTATCTACGCATCAAGCATTGTGGTTGCCATGAAGAAGATGAAACTCAAAGAAGATGAGGATGGCAACAAAGTATCCGAAGTCAACGGTATCCGTGCAGGCTGTAAAGTTATGAAAACACGCTATGCCAAACCCTTTGAAGGTGTGCAAGTTAAAATTCCGTACACAACAGGTATGAGCCCTTACTCAGGTCTTACTGACTTGATTGAGAAAAAAGGCCTGCTCAAGAAAGAAGGCAACAGTCTTGTGTTTACCACAAGTGCTGGAGAGATCATCAAGAAGTTCCGTAAAGGGTGGGAACGCAACGATGACTCGTGCCTGGATGTTGTGATGAAAGACTTTGGTAATCAGAAGGCAGAGGTAACTACAGTCGAGGAGGATGCAGAATGAGTGAAGTAGTAGCAAGCGAGATTTGGGGCGAACTCAAACGTTTTGTAAACACAGTGGATCGTGCAGAAGCTGCAGAAACTGTGGTTCAGATCTTGATGGACAATGATTCAGACGTAGAAGATATCCGTACAGCTTTCAAAGGCGATTCAGATATCAAACGTGCATTGACTGCATATCTTGACAACGACAAAGACTATGTTGAAGAAGAAGACGCAGAGGAAGATGAAGATTTTGACGACTTTAATGAGGATGACTGGGAAGATTAATGTCCAAGACATACTTTCCAATTCGTACTGCAACAAGTTGTCAATTAAAATGGAATTGGACTGCTCTGTATCTCAATGGCGGATTTTCTCGAACGTGTCATCGCACCGCTGAAACACCTCTGACTCCGGAAAATTTTAATAATTTTCATAATACTGAAGTTGTGTTAGATGATCGTACAAGAATGTTGCAAGGGTTGTGGCCCGAAACTAGTTGTTTGTATTGTAGAAATATTGAAGAGTCTGGCGGAGTAAGTGATCGGCTACGTCAAATTAACGCACCAGATTTATCGCCGCCAGAGCTTGTTGATGATGCTTCTGCAATTCAAGTTAGTCCTACAATACTAGAAGTATTTTTTAACAACACTTGCAATCTAGGATGTTTGTATTGTACTCCAGTATTAAGTTCGGTAATAAACGCAGAGAATCAAAAATTTGGTAGTTTTGAAAAAAACAATGTATCGTTAATATCAATTGACACACATTACAAAGACTTGTCGCCAAATTTTTGGTCTTGGTTTCCTACAGGATTTGTCAAACTCAAACGATTTGGAGTGTTAGGCGGTGAGCCGTTCTATCAAAAGGAGTTTGAAAAACTGCTAGATATGATAGAACAGCATCCTAACCCCAATTGCGAACTCAACATCATTACCAATCTCATGGTGTCAACGGATAGATTAAACATGTTTGTTGACAGACTCAAGCAATTGTTATTGACAAAAAAATTAAAAAGAGTGGACATTACCTGCAGTATAGATTGTTGGGGACCACAACAAGAATATGTAAGGTGGGGGCTTGATCTTGCTCAGTGGCAGAGCAACTTTGAAACACTAATCATGAACAAATGGCTCTACATCAGTATCAATCAGACTATCACTGCTCTCACCATCAAGACCATGCCTGAGTTGTTGATCAAATTAAAAAAGTGGAATACTATACGACCAGTGCATCATCACTTTAGTGGACCCGCACCAGGGCCAAGCTATTTCAATGCTGGTATATTAGGTGGCAATCAATTCAAACAAGACTTTGATCAAATATTGTCACTGATGCCACAAAGCACAGATGAGGACAAAATAACATATGACTATATGTTGGGCATAGTAAACAACATTATTGCCTCAGATGTTGACCCACAAGAAATCTCTAAACTATTAACGTATCTTGATGAAAAAGATCGCAGGCGCAACACCAATTGGGAAGTGTTATTTCCTTGGCTAACTGAGTATAAAAAATATGTGGTATAGTAAAGTTACAGCAGACCTTGGTCTTCTTCCAGATTTTGTTGCATACTACGAACACGAACTGGATGCAGCCAAAAAAGACTGTCGCATTGGTGGTATAGTAGAAAAAAACATTACTGCACTACCAGGAATCACAGAACATCGTTTCAATCAACTGCAAGAAATTGAGGCAGTGCTTAACTTTCTCAACATACAATTACGCAAGATTCGACGCCGACATTTTCAAAAGTATCTCGAAGGATATGCAAGAGCGTTAACTAGTAGAGATGCTGAAAAATATGTAGACGGTGAGGACGAAGTTATTGATATGGAAACTCTCATTAATGAAGTTGCATTGCTTCGCAATAGGTGGCTGGGTATTATGAAAGGCCTGGATACCAAACAGTGGCAAATGGGTCATGTGGTCAGGCTAAGAACTGCAGGCATGGAAGACATACAGGTGTAAATATCTGTATGAAAATTGTACTTGTAACTGGCGGCTTTGACCCCATCCACTCTGGACACCTTGCCTACTTTCAGGCAGCAAAACAACTAGGAGATAAACTTATAGTTGGTCTCAACTCAGACGAATGGCTTACTCGTAAAAAAGGCAAGCCATTCATGCCCATGAGCGAAAGATTTGCATTGGTCAGTGCATTGAAGATTGTAGACGAAGTTGTTGTTTACAATGACAATGACGGGTCAAGTTGTGATGCTATCCAACTGTTAAAAACACATTATCCCAAAGATCAAATTGTGTTTGCCAACGGGGGTGATCGCACCAAGGACAATATTCCTGAAATGGTCATTGACGATGTGGAGTTTGTGTTTGGTGTTGGCGGCGAAAACAAAATGAATTCCAGTTCGTGGATACTGGAAGACTGGAAAAAACCCCGGACCACTCGTGCCTGGGGATTCTATCGTGTGTTACACGAAGTAGGTCCTAATACCAAACTCAAAGAACTCACAGTCGCCCCCAAGACCTGCTTGAGCATGCAACGACACGATCATCGTGCTGAGTTTTGGTTTGTAGCCGAAGGCAAAGCCGCTGTGTACACCCTAGACAATTCTAGTGATCACGATCTCGTTGGTCATTTTGGAGTACATGAGCATATCTGGATCAAACAGAATCAGTGGCACATGTTGTGTAACGAAACAGACCAGCCGCTTAAACTGATTGAAATTCAGTTTGGCGAGAACTGTGTGGAAGAAGACATCGAACGCCGATGAAAGCCATACCAGTTTATGTTGGGTACGACCCAAGAGAAGCTATTGCTTTTCACACCTGTGCCAACTCAATCATACGGCATGCATCAAAGCCAGTGGCTATTATTCCTGTGGCCTTAAACTTGTTTCGAGACTACGAAGAAACACACACAGATGGCAGCAATCATTTTATCTACACACGTTTTCTAGTACCACACCTGCAAGAATACACAGGCTGGGCCATTTTCATTGATGGCGATATGATTGTGCGTGATGATATCGTGAAGTTATGGGAACTGCAGAATCCGTATAACGATGTCATGGTGGTCAAACATGACTACAAAACCCGGATGCCTGTAAAATACCTAGGATCAAAAAATGAAGACTATCCTCGAAAAAATTGGAGTAGTGTTATTCTGTGGAATTGTAATTCTTTTCCTAACAGGCAACTTACTCCCCAGTTCGTCCAACACGCCACGGGCAGTGAGCTCCACCGCTTCTCGTGGTTAGAAGATTCTCGCATTGGAGAGCTACCACCAGAATGGAATTGGTTGCCTGATGAATATGGCGTTAATAAGGATGCCAAGTTACTGCATTATACTCTGGGCACACCTTGTTTCCAGGAGTTTGCCGACACACCACAAGGTGATGAATGGCACAGAGAGCGTATTCTAACTGAATACTGCTTGCAAAGGAACATATGACATTACCACTGGCAGTTGTTGAACGCTGTCCTATGGAGGAATACAAACTCCAGCACAACAATTTGGTTGATGCACTCAAGCACATTAATCGAGATGCGGTGGCCTTGTATCACGAACTACAAGATCTAAGAACTCAATTTCGTAAAACCGCCGACAAAGACGATAAACGTTTTGATAAGAATCTTGACGTAGTGATACGAGACAAAGAAGAACGACTGTTTAGACTGATCAAGTTCAACGATTATCCTGCCATGGTCATGGCATCATATCCTGATGCAAAATTTATCAATAGCTACGATTATAAACGTGCTCGAAAAACCATCACAGATGATATCATAATACGTGGCATCTCATCGGGCGATTATGCTAAACATGCATTAGAGACCAATCGTAATTTTTACTTTATCGAAACTGGATACCTAGGTAACTATCGTTGTGAAAACAACATGACAGGTAGAAAAATATATCACCGAATAGAAAAAAATTCCATGCAACAGAGTCGGATCATGGATGTGCCCGATGATCGGTGGCGTGACCTGTGTGCGTTTAATCCCAAGTTACGTTATCAAGGATGGAAAAAACCAGGCAGTAAAATATTGCTGATCATGAGCACCGAAAAACCATTTGAATACTATGGTACTACCAAGGATGAATGGGTCAATTCGACTATTGCTACTTTACGTCAGCACACTGATAGAGAGATTGTGATACGTGAGAAAGCCAGCCGTGGTGAGCGTACCAACGATACTATCTATGATGCATTAGACGAGGATATCTACGCTGTAGTAACCTACAACAGTATAGCTGCCGTTGAAGCAATTCAATATGGTATTCCTGCACTCTGTACAGCACCCACTGCGGCCAGTGCAGTGACCACTGCTGATTTCGCACAAATTGAAAACCCACCTAAGCTGAGCGAAGATATTATCTACAAATGGCTATCTAGTGTGGCTTATGGACAGTTTAGTTTAGATGAAATTTTAACAGGTCGTGCCTGGAGTTTGGTACAAGAGAATGATGCACGGTCAACCTTTAGTTATTAAAAGTTATCTAGGTAGCTTGCCCAAGCATATCAACGGCGAAGAAAAGATCAATGCCTTAACGTTCTTTGCCGAAGGTGCTGCTAAGTGTGGTGACCACGCTGTGACAACACAATCTCAAACCTACGAAACATGCGATGTTGGAGCAATCATCGGCAATGCATTTGATGCCAACCCGGGCAAAGTAAATCTTCCGCACTACAAGGTGCGTAAGATGGTCATGGAAACGCAGGCATCTCGCAATCGTTATTGGCTCAGCATCGACAGCAATGTGTTTATTTACAAGGACAAGCTGAATCCACATCGTTATCTACGGTATAGTTTCAATGGTGTGTTTCCTGCTACAGGAATTTATTGTAACAATACTCCTGGTATTGAAAATTGGAATAACATTCGTAGACATTACAACATGGACTTGAAGCCTTGGCGATCAACGGGAAGTCATATCTTGATCACGTTACAACGTCCCATGGGGTGGAGCATGCGT